TGGGTTATGTTGTGTCTCGCCATACGAGAGGGGGTAATCCAATCCCCCGATCCGACAAGAATGCGTGGATGAAACCATGCCGCACCTTCTGCCGAAGACATACTTCTTTGAATCGTCTACGTTGTAAATAATGACGGACATCGCAACGTATATTTCACGAGTTCGGATGTACAATCTTGTCCATTCCGAACTGGATCGAATTCGTGGCCTCATGGTCCAGGCTACGCGCCGAAAAGAGTCCACTTCCAGATATTCCCCTTATTTTACTGCCTTGTTGGTTGAGCGCGATCGATTAGCCGAGGAAGCCCGCAAGAAAGCTGCGGAGAACGTTCACGAGTATCACAGCTGCCCCACCGAGGACAGCGGCACCCTGCCAGCTGACAACCCCGGAGGATGTGTAGGCGTTTGGAACGTACTGAAGGATAAGATTGCGGGGCGTCGATAGAGAGATGATCACCGCCGCAGCAAAGATGGCAATGTAGAGGGTGGTGTTCGCCAGCATGAACTTCGCGGCCGGGAGAGTCGGGCGGAAGGTAGGTGCGGGCGGAGAATATCCACCACCTCCCATACTCGGCATGGGAATCATGGGCGAGGCAGACTGGGGACCCTGCGGCGACGGGAGAAGGGCATCCAACGAGGTAGCGTCCTCCATTGTTTATGAGGTAGACACTATTTCACAGTTTGCATCTTCCACGCGATAGCGATAACACTTTCCGTCCACCTTCGCAACATGAGACTCTACGTCCTCAAGAGGCACAGCAAGCGTCCGCAGAGTGGCAAAGTTACGGTGAAACAGGAGCGCGGACAATCCCAATCCAATCAAGAACGAAAAGAAGGGTGCCGCCCGATTCAGTGCCTCGGTGATCTTGAGCATTACTTCTTAGTGAGACTTGCGAGTAGGTTGAAGGAATCTGCCTCCTCCCCGCAGGGGACTTCCGTTGACTCGATGTGGACGCACCCCGTATCCGTATGATAGACTCCGCTGTCATTCGGGCGCGGGACAGACGAGACCTTCCGGGACGGGGGAATCAGAACGGTGGAGATCAGCATGCCGAAGATGACGCCCGCAGCAACCCAAATAAGTTGAATCATTGTTGATTCTCTACAATTCTTTCGTCGCAGCATCAACTGCAACTGCAGCGGCGCGACGAGAGAGGCCCTGCGTAATCGTGGATCGGCGAGCAATCTCGATGAGTTTCTCCCCAGCAAAGAGACCGAACTGGAGCACGAAACCGGAGTAGGGAATGAGAACTGCCATGGTCGTTCCAATGTAGGCCAGCGTGGTGTATCCCCCCTGTGTCAGCGTGCGGTAGGTGGAGAGGATGTTGATCACGTAGAGGAAGGTCAGCGCAATCGCGCCTACAATCGAATACACCTGCGAAAGGATCGTACTTGTACTGAGAGATCCCCCTGCACCGGTGGCTGGCGCAGGGCCACCCGTGCTGCTCATGGAAACCGACTGCCCATCTGGCACCACGATTTTACGAGACTTGCCAAGATCATCCACAATTTCAAGTGTCAGTCGGCGTCCCCGAACAGCTTCGGATGCCGACGAACCCATCATCGCCTTCTCCTGAAGTTTGGACGCTTTGAGATTCTCGGTCTGGAAGGCAATGCATTTCTGGTCGGATGCGGATCCGCAGATTTCTACTGCCTTGCTCTGGATCTCGCTTGCGTCCTTGGTGTCAAGCGTCGCCGTGTCGCCGCCCCTTACCTCCTTTGCCTGAAGGAGAGACGAATCTGCTTTGATATCGATGTATCCAAGTTCATCCACGCGCTTTTGGACGCTGGCTGTAATATTCTTCGAGGCGGTCTCGTCTCCGAACGTGGCCGACTTTACAAACACCATTGTTATGATGCGAACACCAAATTTCCGAGACCCGATACGATGCGGAAGAAGTTCACAGATTCCACGTAGGCGCCCACGTTATAGGTGTAGGTAAAGATCACATTGTCATTCGTGCGTACGACACTTACGACCTCGTTGTCGGGGTACAACTTCGTTCCGTCTGGTTTGAGGAGTGTGCACTGCGCTGCCGTGATGTAGGTGGGGGTGGCACTAAACAGGGTAGATCGGATAGCAAAGAGAGTCTCCGTCGTAGGTCCACCGCTTGCCGTCTGGGACAACGGGAGAGGCTGCTGGAGAGACAGTCGGAGAATCACCTTGTTGAACATGCTTCCGTTTAAGGATCCGCTGGGCTGGTACTGATCGTGGTCCAGCGAGAACGAATACATGTGTACGCCCGGCATCACGAAACTGTCTCCCGTCGAGTGACGATACATCTGGAGCAGGGCAAAATAAGGCTGCGTCTTCGTCATAAACCGCTCCTTGCCATCTAGCAGTACAACGCCATCAATCACGGGGATCTTGGGGGACACCGAGGTAATCTGCTGCTGGCCCGACGCATAGATCGCAGTGGCCGTATCGGTGTTAAGAGCAGTCCAGGGTGCCCGGTTGGGGTTGTCCCAATTCGTATAGTTGTCCCAGTCGTTCGAGAGAAGCTTGTCCGACCGCTGCGCCATGAAGACAACACGCGTGACCAGATTGAACGTGGGGATCTCGAGATCCGTGTTGCTTCCAAACTGCCCCTCTTTGTTGACATACTTGACCGTTCGGATCAAGAAGGTCTGGTCTGCTCGTGCCAACTGGGCCATCTCCATCTCCGTCAGGTAGATGAAATTGCCCTCGATATACGGATCGGGGAAGAACGTGGTGAGTCCCGGGTTGCTCGGCAGACCCGTCACCAGCGGAGGAGACAGGAACAGCTGGAGGGGATAGTCCACGGGGGCAACGCGCTTGCCATAGGTGGGGTTGGCGGGGTTCACATCAATGACCGTGTACAGGTCGTTAATGTTGCGCAGCGTGATGTTGATGTAGACCTCCGAGTTCTGGAGGGACACCAGGGGAAGTGCCAGCCCCGGATTCTCCGCAAACCAGAAGTGAAGAGGGATGACCAACTGACGAGACCGAATGCTGGGTTCGGGAATCGTCGTCGCAGGCAGAGGAGTTACGGCAACCGAAGACGGTGTAATTGCATGGGGATACTGGCCTACGCGATCATACGCGTTCGCGGGGTCGTTAAGTTCGGGCACGTTGCCGACCATCTGATCCACGATGGCGCGCTTCGTCTTGTCGTGGGTCATGTACGAGTAGACCTTCATCCACTCTCCACGAAGGCGCTGGATCTCCTGACCGTTCATGGTAATCGTTGCATGGTCGATCAGATTGTACCCGATGTTCTCAATCCACTGAAACTCATATCCGATCGCAGTCGAGCGCGGGTCATAGCCCGTAGGCGGCGCACTTCCGTTCAGGGCGTACATAGGCGACCAGATGTCGGGCAGGGTCAAAACCAGATACGAGTCGTGTATCAACTGTGCATAGCGGTCAATGCGGCACGAGAGCGTACGTGTCCCGGTCGTAGAGAACTCAAGATTGGACGAGGAAAACGCCATGCGGATGTGTTCCATGGCAAAGTTGGTGTGGCGGCGGTAGACACTCCTGAAATGAGTCATGGATGGATTCCCATTCACCAGCTCATTCTGGGCCCCTACACCCACCAATTGGAGAAGTGCACCAGGCATTTGTATTTATCTAGACGGTTTGTTTAGACCAACGAACCCGGTAGGGTGCCTCCTGTGCCTACGCAGCAGAAAGAAGAGTAGGTCGCGCTCCACCCGGCGTACGCGGGCTGGATCGGCACGATGAACCGCTCGCGCTGGGTCGCCTTGTTGGCCACGAGGGAGGTGTAGACCGTGTTGTTGCGACGGTTCTCCCGCCCGGGATTTGTAACGTACTGCTTCGCGATTACGCGGCGCTTGTAGCTCGTCAACCAGTCTTGCGCAGAGTTGACCTGCATTGTCATTTATACGAGAAAACAGTCTATCCATCAATGAGATTTGTACTTGTGAGTACTCACGCCGATCAGACCACGGGGTACTCGAAGGTCTCCCATAACCTCCTCAAGCAGCTCGCAACCTTGTCTCCGAAGGTGAAGACGTTTCACTTTGGGTTCCAGCGTCATCCGAATCGCCCCTCTTTCCGCAAGGCCCTCGACAAGGTTTCGGTCTATGATGGGGCCGCAAACGAGGACCCTCGCGAAGAGGGATTTGGATTCAACAAGATCCACGAGTACCTGGAGATGGTGGAACCCGACGTGGTTATGATCTACAACGATCCTCTTGTCATTCATCGTTTCGTTGAGTCCATGAAGCATGAGCGCGGGGTCACCAAATACAAGCTGTGGGTGTATGTAGACCAGGTCTACGAGGGAATTGCGGCGCCTCTTATCAAGACGATCGCAGAACACGCAGACAGGGTGTACTGTTTCACGGAGATCTGGAAGAAGGTACTTCTGGAGTATTCTCCTCTGCCGGACGTGCGTGTCCTGGAGCACGCGGTAGATCCGACCGTGTTCACCAACATGCTCCCCGACCAGCGGAAGACGATTCGCGCAAACATGAATGTCCCCGAGGATGCTACGTTGTTCCTCAATGCCAACCGAAACAGTCAGCGCAAGCGTCTGGATCTGACGGTGGCGGGATTCGTCAAGCTTCTCGCCAACAATCCGGGGCGCAAGTACTATCTTGCTATTGTAACCAATCTCCAGCCCAACTCGGCCCCCTACTATGACGTCCCGGGCATCTACGTATCCGAGCTCAAGCGCAATGGTCTAGACCTTCAGGCGCATGCCACGAATCTCCTGCTGGTGGATACGTCCCCCGCGAACGTGATCGGGGACGACGGTATCAATCAGATCTACAATTCGGCAGACATCGGCATCAATACCTCGGATGGTGAGGGGTATGGTCTGTGCCAGCTCGAGCACATGTACACGGGCGCTCCCCAGATTGTCACAGACATCGGGAGTTATCGGTCTTTCCTCACCCCCGAGGTGGCCGAGTTTATCCCGAAGAGCGATCGCGTATACCACTCGGCGGGCATGCCCCTGGGTGCATACTCGTATGGGTTCCTGGTGGACGATGTTGCCAAGGCGATGGAGACAATGATCAAGTCTCTTCGCGAGCGCGCAGCCGCGGTGGGTGCCTATCAGTTCAAGAGCTGGTCGCAGGTGTGCGATTCCTGGCTCGAGGATGTGCTCACTGCATAATCCATCGGATCTGAGTGGGCGTTGTCAAGGTTCCCATCCGCAACAGGCGCTCGTTGTCATCAAATGCCGGACCGTCAAACACCTCCTTGGTGTCGGGGTCAATGTAGAACACCATCGTCTTGATCATCACCTTCTGAAGACGGCGACGTTTGCGCATCGTGTTGCGCAGATAGGTTGAATCAATGTCGTCCATCTTGTAGGAGGGTTTGAAGGCAAGATCCTCTCCCGTTGCCGAACTATCAAATCGCATACACGAAATCACAGGCTTTTCCCGACCATGGAGTTTCCGATGAACTTCGCAGTCGACGGCAGCTTGCTTGAGCAGAGTTCCAATCCGCTGGTTGATGCGGTCTTTTTCGTAGGTCGTCTCGTACAGGTACTCGTCGGTCGTCATAAAGGTTTCCACCGGGTCTCCCTCATAGCGCTTCATCACCGTATCGTTGCGACGGATGGGTACCACGTTGTTGGCACCCGAAGTCGACTTGGCCTGGTCGGGCGTAAACACACTGAGGTAGAAACTCACCCGCACCGTCCGCTCCTCCACGGGAAGCGTGGCGTGCGAGCAGATACGGATGGCGCGACCAATCACCTGGTCGTGGCGGGCAGGGGTCCAGTGCGGTTCCATGATGTGAACGTGACGCACATTGGCAAGGGTAATGCCCTCGGCACCTGCAGACGAGGCCATCATGAGACACAGGATCTTCTTCCCGCGCGCCTCCACAGAAGTCTTGAGAGAGGCAGGGAAATCGTCCGAGAACCGAGTGCCGTTGAAGATCTGGCGCACATAGTCGCGCTCGTCTGCCTTCTCACCGCCCACATACATCGCGTAGGCAGGTTTCTCGGGGTCCAGGGACTTGTCCTCAATCCACTGGTTGTTCTCCTTCACAATGCGGTAGGGTTGCCATCCGTTAGCATCCAAGATCGCCGACAGCACCCCCAGACCTTCCAGACTGCGGTACTGCGAGTAGACGAACTGGTTGCGCCAAACTTCGCCGGTCCCCATAGACTCCTTGATGTTGGTGAGCATCTTCAGCATCTTGGGGCTGAAAGAGACCAGTGCGGTTTCCGACAGGTATCGCACCGGGTTCTCACGAAGTTTCTGGAGGATGATCGACTTGTCGGGAACCTCGTTCTCCGTTGTCGCATCGGTGTCGTCCTTGCGCAGATCAGGCGGCACGGCATAGTTACACGCCAACCGAGAGTTGACGCGGAACGAGCTCAGATCCTCGTCCAGACTGCTACGCCCCTTGCGACTGTCCATCTTCATTTCGTCCCACCGCACCTCAAGGTAGCGGTTGAACTGCTCGTTGGACATCGGGATCTTCTCCAGGGTCTTCTCATCTTCCACCCGGCGGGGCAGCAGACGCTCGTCGGCGCCCTTGAAGTAAGATACCAATCCCTGGATGCGGCGCTGGAAGAGAAGGGGGTTCTTGATGTTGAGTCCGTCCAGGAACAAGGCCGCAAACTCCTCGTATTCCGTGGGCAGGCACTGCAGCTTCTCTGACGACACGCGCTCGGCGATGACTTCGCCTCCGCCCAGATCCACTTCAAACTTGTTCTTCCAGGTGGCCACCCAGTCGTTCGCAACCTCCACATAGGGCAAGTCCTTCACATACTGAACGGCAATGCGATCTCCCTTCTCGTTGTAGACACTACGGAAGCTGGCCGGGTTGCGGGTTACCAGAACATACTTCTTGACCGCATTGAACTCAATTGTATCCACATCCGGCAGTGCCCGCAGAGCACGCGTCATCTTCTCCTCGTCCCAGGTGGGGACTCCCTTGAGAGGAACCGTGATGCGCTCAATCGGACCGCGAAGGAGGTTCATGAGAAAGGCAATCTCGTTGGGTCGGTTGATGATGGGCGTACCCGAGAGACCCACAATCTTACACCGCTTCGCCTCGTAGATCTTGTCGTACAGTTTGCGAGTGATGTCGGATGCATTCACGACGCGGGAGATCAAGTTGTGGACCTCGTCAATGATGACCACGCTGTCGTCATACGGATTAGGACCCGTAGACGGGGCAACCTTCTCAATGTTGGCACCGCTGAGACCGTTGTAGCGGATGAAGGTGAACCGCTGGTCAATGATGTCCTCAATCTGCTTGCCAATGATGTCCTGGGCGGACTTGGGTTGCGCCTTGTAGTTGGGTTCCTGACCGGGAACGGTAATGAAAAACTTCTGGTTCCGGTCCAGAAATCCATCGCTGATTCCAAGCGCCTTCGCCTCGGCGCGGGAGTCCGCTGTGAGCTCGCGGAGACGCCAATGCTGTTCGTACGCATACAGGGGGTCGCCGCACTTGCGCAGCTCGCCGCGATAGTTGCTTTCGAGGGAGGCGGGCACCATCACGAACACCTTCTGCGTCGTCAGGAGCGACTCCGCCACGGCGATGGACGAACATGTCTTGCCGGACCCGAGACCATGATACAGCAGAATTCCGCGATACGGCGTCTCAATCATCATGTAGTCCCGAATGATCTTCTGGTGAGGGAAGAGCTCGCGCGCATTGCTCTGTTGGAGGCACAAATCTACGTCCTTATCCTCGGTGTCCAGGGGGTCGCGGTCTTCCTTCCGATACTTCAAGAAGATGCGCGTGATAGAATCCGCAAACGCCTTGCGATTGGGAAGAACGT